CTATAGTTGCCGTCTGTCCTCTCCAAGTTTTCTGCGGCATAGTTCGTAAACCGGGGCCAGTAGAGAAAAGCGTTGGGCGTCAGCCGTTCAGTTGGTCTATGTGTTCCCGGCGATGTTCTGCTGTTGATAGAACCTCTATATTATCGGGCCTGTTGTCCCATTTGATATGATTTCTGTGATGCACCTCGTTGCCTGCCACGGCATCAAATCCGTGTTCGGCCACTGCCAACAAACGGTGGACATATACACGATCTTGAGAGCCGTTGTAGTTACTTGTCCACCTCATATACCCCCTTGGCATCATCTGAACCCCGGCGTATTCCACCCTCCTTGATTGTTTTACGGTCCGTCTATCAATCCCGTTCTTTTCCATATGGTACTGAACCGTCTGGTGGGTCACTTCAGACCTGTCGGCTATTTCTACTGTTGATAGGCCCTCGTCGTAGTACAGCCGCTCAAGAACATCCGGGTCAGTGTGGTCTATACAACCGTCAGACTTACGATGTTGTGAATCTTCGTTTGACATGGCTTCGGACTGGTGGCGGTGTATCAGCACCGTCCTTTTCAGGAACCCAGTTGGTCTTAGTTACGTCTACGGGTCCTAATACCCGCCGATTCGCGGGCTACCTGTCCGTGTCCGCGAGTTCCACCGTCGTCGTGACTTCCCACCGGATGGACACCAACAGCACGAGCGTATCATCCAACTCCCCGGCGTAGTCTTCGATGCTCGCCGGGACGTAACTGATAGCCGTCTCGGTGCGCGCGAAGGCCGCCAGTGTCTCGGTGATTACGTCGGCGATAACGTGAAGCACCTCATCGATGTAGTCCAACCCGCGGGACCTGTTGAAATACAGGTTCGTAAACAGCGTGTGCTGGAACTCGTTTCCGCTTGTCCGCTCAGTTGCCTGCGGTAACACTTCCGCTGCGGGGTAGGAGATTCGGTCGGCGGTCCGGGGGCCGATGTACAGCGTCTCGAATGTGTCGGTCGCTTCGACGCCATGCTCGGCGGCTTCGATGGGGTCCGCCCGGACGGTCAGCCAGTCGATTGCCATATCCGGGCTACGTCGCCGCAGTGGTTAGGCGTGTCGCCGTAAGAATTGTATTCGGACAGGCCAACACTCCAGTAGGGCCACCCGCCCTAAACAAGTGCTAAGGGTGGGTGATAGCAGTGACGGGCGTGTTTTCGCACTTTCCACGCCCCGAGCGAACGCCCCTACGCGATGCGCTGGATTGCGTTGTCGATACTCCGGCCGACGAAATCGTTGGGTTCCGTGCCGCTCTTTTGGATAGACCGGAACACAGGCCCGGCCAAATCCTCGTCACCGAGCTTCCGCCGCGCCCACACTTCGATAGCCTCGAAGTCCGGCGTATGCGGCGGTTGCCCCTGCCACACATCCATCGCGTAAGACAGCCGTGTGCCGAGGAGTATTTGTCCGTCGCCGGTCCGGAATATCTGAATACTCCGCTGGAGGTCGCCCGTCGCCCCGACCGGCGCTTCCTGTTTCATCTGGTTGACTATCTCATTTGACAGTTCGAGGATGAACTGCTGTACCTCTGACCCCAGTTCCTTCTCCAGCTCTTGTAGGTCAAGTTTGACTAACATAGTTTGGTATTGCGCTATATGGTTTATATGAGTTCGCCGTCCGTCCAACAGCGCGTCGTCGGCCCGGACAGCGCCCGTCCGACGGCCTGCTCCTCCATGAAGGCCACGTCGGCCGACGCCTTCGGCCACAGAGAGTGTAACCCCGTCGGTGGGAACACTTCGAGGAAGGCCGCCTTTCGCTTGGTTCCGCAGTGGTCGCACAGCCGGTCGTACACAGACTTCGAGGCCCCGACGTACAGGATGGTGTCGGCATCGGCCACGCGTTCGTACAGGCCACTCGGCGCGGCGTCGTGTACCTCTCGCCACTCCCGCGCGACAGTGTCGGCCGCGTCCGGCGTCTCGACAACGAGCGCGTAGCATCCCGGCCCGCGTGCGGCGTCCAACTGCCCGCGTCTGTCGAGTGTCTCGGTCAGGTCGGTTTCCTGCATGGTCATACCGACAGCGTTGCCCCGCCCGGAGACGTAACGTCACTGATGCGGGCCCGAAGGTCCTCGGTCAGCATCTCCGACATGCCGATCCGGTCGGCGAGTTCGTCCGGACTGCCGGCACTCGCCGTCTGTTCGCCCCGGCGGTGGGTCAGCGCGTTCTGTATCATCTGTATCTGGATGTTCGTGATGTCCGTCGGCGGTTCCGACCCGAAGCCACGGTCATACGTCACGCGGATTTTCTCGGCGAGGTCCCGCCACGTCGGCCGCGTGGCGTGGTCGTCAAGCGGGTTCCCGCGTTGGGCCGGTGCGTTCCGATGTCGGTTACTCAGGATAACTCGGTGTTTCGTGAAGTCCCAGCGGTCACTGGCGAGTTCGTCCCAGTCGTCGCCGGGCGACCCTTCCAGCTCCACCTTGGTTACGTCGTTGACGGGGTAGACCAACAACAGCGCCGCGTCGAAGGTGGTCCGCTTGGTGTCCACGCGCCCCTCCTCGGTCAGTGGCGTTTGGTCGCCCCACAGCGTCTCGAAGATGCCACGCGATTCGCGTTCAAGCTGTACCAGCAGTTCATCGAAGCGCAGTTGCGCGTTGTCGTCAAAGAACTCTGTGCCACGGTGGTCGAGACGCTGGCGGATGTCTTCGAGGTCCTGATAGGCGTCGGCGTCTGTGCTGACGGTGGGCATAGCAACCTGTTCGGGCGGCAACCTCTTTGCGGTTCCGCCGTGTATCCTATCGCATGAGTGGTGAACACCTCCGGCAGCTTCGGCGGCAGGCCAACCGGCTTGAAGCCAACACCGACGCGTTCGGCAAGCAAATCGCTGACGGAACGCGCAACGCGATTGATATCCCGTCGATGTACGACTTCAACCCCGAGCGCTTGCGACTATACGAGAACGACGCCCGTGTGGCCCCGGCCGAGATTAGCGGGCAGTTTGTTGACGCCGAAGGGGAGTATCGCCTCGAACCGGACGCGGGCAACAAATTGGAGATGCACAGTAGCGAGCGACCGCGCTACATCGTCGGCTACGAGGCGCAGGGGAGTCTCGCGGCGAACCTGAATAGCACGCTTGGCAGTGGTGACGTTGTTGAGTGGGGGCTTCGGGACCGCTCGGACCCCGAGAACAAGGCGTTTTTCGAGTTCTCCGGCGACGGCGAACCGCGGGCCGTGATTAAACGAGAGGGCGTCGAGGTTGCCAGCGAGAACATCCGCCTGCCGGATGGTCTCTCCATCCAAGACCCAACACGCTACGCGATTGATTTCAATTGGTACGGCGTCGGGTCGTTCGTGTTCTCAATCTCGTATACCAACGGTTCCCAAGACACGGGCGAGAAACAGGTCAATAAAACGCTCGCAGAGTTGACAGTGAACGGGACACAGACGACGGCCGACGCGGCGTTTCACATCTACCACGAGATAGACGCCGCCACGGCCGGGCAAAGCCTGTCCGTCGGGAGCTACGGATTCTTGGTATACGGTAGCATCCAAGAGACAACGCGCACGAAGGCCGCCAGACTGACCGGCTTATCCTATGGTGGGAGTGGTAACTACGAAGCCCTCGCGGCGGTGCGTATCCCGGACCAACGCGGAAACATCTACTGCCAGTTCAAGAACGTCACTGTGTTCCCGGCAAACACCAGCGGCGAACTGCTGGCTATCGTCGTGTCTGGCGATGAAACTGACGCGAGTGGGTTTACCGTCCCACCCCAGCAAAGCGAAGCCAACAGCGTCGTGCGACAGACGACGAACGTAACCACGTTCCCCGACGCAGACGGCAACAGCGTCACGGCCGACCCCGACCCGAACGGCTACCAAGTCGGGTTTACCCGCTTCGAATCCGCCGGCTCCGGCAATAATGCCCGTGTCGCAACGAGCGACGTAGTCGAAAACAAGCGTCCGCTGTACGAAGATGACATCGCCATCTTCCTCTACAAGGCCGATTCGGAAACCAGCGATACCGTGAATTTGACCTACTACGTCGAACAGGACTGGTAATTACTTTCCATTACCTGCAACGGCATCCTTCGCCGCGGAGAACGCCTTTGCTCCAAACGCCCACGCCACCGCTGTCGCCAGTGCCATTGAGACACTGCCGGCTAACCACAGCGGGATCGTCTCGTCTTCGAGCGCGAACCAGAACGTCAGCGCGATTGTTCCGAAGACCAGCGTAATCGCCAACACGTCGTTGGTGTAGGGCCACCGCTCCGCTGTTCCGTCGGCCGTGTTGTCTTCGGCAGTGTCCTCCGGCATGGGTCAGTCTTTGTACGCGTTCCACTTCTCCGGGTGGGCCTGTGCGGCGTGCGAACCAACGTTCTGGAATTGTTCGCCACACCACGGGCACTCGCCGTCGTCAATCATCGCCGACGGACCGCGGGTTGTGTCTCCGGTTCCCGAACTCTCGGAGCCGGCGGCGGATTCGTTTCCCAACGGCGTGCAGTCGGGGCACATCGTGGCGTCGTTCTTGTCCACACTGCTACTGTTGACCGGACGCGTCCCACCGTCGGCTGACTGTAGCGTGTCACACTCTCTGGAGTGATGCAACGTTGCATCAACGAACGAGTCGCCGGACTGCCCACTGTAGTAATACGCGTCTGGCATACCTGCCGGTAGGCG